ATTAAACGAAGATACTGGAGCCCTGCATATAACATTAAGGAGACCTGTATGGAATATTTCTGGAGTTTTTAAATTACAAGTTGGTCAAGTTATCCCTCAAAAAGAATTCGCAAAACTCATGAAAGATGTTAAAGCCGCTGGCCACCGATTGATGACAATGAAGAAAGAGATCTGGTCAGGACGCCAGACCTTTCGAGTGTAATATGTTCAATGCCGAGAAGTTTTGTTTGGAGCATCAAATAGAAATAGCTCCTCGAGGTAATCGCCACCATCGGCAAGGATGGATTAATATTTCTTGTCCTCATTGTAGTGGACAATTTGGCTATTATCTTGGAATTAACATCCGGCACGCCTACTCCTCTTGCTATCGTTGCGGATATCATTGGTTACCCAAAACCATTGCGGCGGTAGCAAGAGTTCCAATTAATCAAGCAATCCAATTAATCACCAGATACTCAACGGGGGAGATCCTGCAAGAGTATCAAGAAAAAATAAATCGAAATAGCAAGCTGGATTTACCCCCCGAATTTGAAAAGCTATCAATCATCCATTGGAATTATCTAAAATCACGCCAGTTCAAGCCCATCACGGCACGTTCGCATAGGCTCTTAGGCACTCGTATGCGTGGCAATTATGCCATGCGGATAATAGCTCCCATCTATCTTGATGGGATGTTAATATCCTATCAAGGGAGGGATGTCACTGGGCATCAATCACTTCGATATAAAGCCTGTGAAGCAGAAGATGAAGTCTGGCCGCATCAAGAAACACTTTATGGAATTGATGATTGTAAAAATGATTCAGTTTTAATTGTTGAAGGAATAACAGATAAATGGAGACTTGGTGATGATACAGTCGCTACCTTTGGTATTGATTGGTCAGCCGCACAAGCAAGAATGATTGCGACACGATTTAAAAAGTTCTTTCTGCTATACGATAATGAAGAACAAGCACAAGAAAAAGCACTATCGTTATATCACTACTTAACAGCAAGAGGGCTCGATGGAGAAATTATAACACTAAATACCAACAATGATCCGGGGTCTTTAACAGACTCCGAAGCAAGAGAACTAAAAGGAGATCTGGGCCTATGAAAAACAAAATACGATTTATAATAGAATTGATTTTCTTTGCATTTATTTTATTCTTTTTTTCAATCGGACTTGATCGCTTAGTCAATAATTATTTAAGAAATTAAAAAACACAAAAGAGATTTAGGATTATGAAAAATGATCTAACATTAATAACCATAAAAGAAAAAGATCATGGTGGATTTTATGAAATAGATCAATTTATTGAAGATTGGTTTATATGCCCAAGTTGTAAAGGAAAAAATATCATTATTGGTTATAAATTCTGTCCAAATTGTGGGGTGTCGATTGAATTTGATAAAAAAGTAATTAAAAAATATGAAGGAGAATAGTAATGAAAAAAGAAACCGAAAAAAAAATGTACGCATTTTCTTGGAAGTTATTTAAAGTGGGATTGGCTATTACCTCACTCGTGATTCTTGTACCCATTGTCATTGCAATTATTTTTAGTGTGGTTGCGGTTATAACTCAACTATGAAACAAGATACTCTAAATAAAAAAGCGGCTGGAAAAAAATATCTCAGAAAAAGATGGGATAGAATCCAGCCGCTTTGCGTAAAACATAATCTACCTTGTCATTGGAAAAATGTATGTCGCGAGTGTGTAAAAGAACACTTGCCAGAAGTTGATATAAAAACAAGAAAGCTCAGGCTTGATCCAGCCATTATAGAAAAATTGGAAATTAAAATATTAAAATCTAAACCCAAAATGAAAAAATTTTTTTGATAAATAACCATTTAATTAAATTATGAAAAACAAAATGATTCAAAATAAATTAAATATTTTTAAAAAAATCCCATCAAATTATTATATAATAGCCATTTTCCGGTACCCTATCGGAACTTATGCCCGCCCACCCCACGACAGGATGTTCCAAGGCATCCTGTCAGGGCGGCGCATCCTCTTGGAGGGATTTATACAAAAATCAAAGGCGGATATTAATTAAATGAAACCAGAAACAGTTGCTCAACTAATTGGTGCCGGTGCCTACTGGGCATTAAATAAAAAATTACATAGAAGACTCGGGGGCGATGCCAATGTCACATTGTTCCTCACTGATATGATGGACAAATTTCTTTATTTCAAAACTAAAGAACAGTTGGACGAGGATGGTGGATTTTTCAATACCGGTAAAAATGTTGAAGCCGATACAGCTTTATCTCCACATATTAAAAGAAAATGTATTGCCACTCTTTGTTCGGCTGGACTAATTAAGACAAAATTAAAAGGAGTTCCAGCTAAATTGTGGTTCTACATTGACTTCGAAAAAATAATGGAATTGATGGAGTCAAGTAGTGAAGAAACTAAACAACCAGTTGTTAAAGAACTTAACAACCAGTTGTTAAAGAACTTAACAACTAGTAGTCAAAGTAATCAACAACTATATAATAATACTAGATATAATAATACTAAATCTAATAAATTTTCTAAAGAAAATAATAGGGGTTTTGAAAAACCCAAAAATTATTCAAAAGAAAAAACCCGTCAAGCAAATCAATCCTCCAAAATAAAATCACGCCAGTATAAAAGACAATCCTCCAGACAAACAGTCCGTCAGGTTGGTATCAATCACATCCCAAACATTATTAAAAATGAATGGAATTCCAATTCGACCGTTACGACCCACCGCATCGAGCCCGGCAATAAAACATACGAGAATATAAAAGAGTTAATGTTATCCCTTTTTAATGGTTCGTTTAGCAAAGGTAAATACTGGGACAAGGATTGGATCAAAACAATTCCAGAAGATTTATTAAAAAAGAAATGGTCCGTTGATGAAGTCAGAAAAGGAGTACAAGAATCTGCCAAGTATAGTATGGCTGGATACTGGCCACTATCTAAGTCGGTTGGGTTCAAAAAACTATCTACCATTTTGTATAATCCAAAAACAGGTAAGTCAATGTTCTTGCAAGCCGTCGCTCGGCCACCCGAATTATTAAACGAAGTAATAAATAACAATGATAATGAATTTTCCAAGGATGATTATATTTGTGGGATGCAAGAAGTCATCCTTGAAAAGATAGATCCAGAACAAACAAAATCATTTTCAATGAAACGTTTTGAAAAAATAGTCAAAGAAATCAAAAGTGATTATGAAAAAATTGATTTAGTGGGAGAGCTAAAATATGACGCTGGATCAGCACGAGACTATGCGGCCCTATACGGGGAGTTCATATCCAGAGCTTGGAAAGCTATCAGCCCAGATCAGATCGGCCCGTCAGGAGCTTGTTATCAGAAGTTTCAAGCCTATATCAGGCAGGAGTACTATCAATAAATCTTAACGAAGGAGAATAGCCATGAGTTTAACAGTTTATTTGTACAACGAAGTTCAAGGTATCCGGGTTGGCGAATTTGAAAAGAAATATATGTTCGCCGCAAACATTAACAATTTTATCGCTGCCACTATTGCAAAAGAGGCTGGTATATTTAATGTCTTATGGCATCCACGGCGTAATGGTTTCCAATATGGGCGTCAGATCATTGATCTTTTACAGGCTGGTTTAGATCATATGCAAAAAAATCCAGAAGTGTATTATGCAATTGATGAAAAGCATGGCTGGGGTTTGAGCTCTGAATTTTTAAAGTGGGTTAATGAATATATCGAAGCCTGTAAAAAATATCCTGATTGTAAAATCGAAACTTTTTAAAAGGAGAAGAGAGCAATGACACAATTTCATAAAATAGTATTGTTACCAATTGTTGTTTCTAACTGTGATTATTGTTGGGACGGCAGAAATTTGTGCCCACAATTCGACAATACCGGAGGGCATCCAACCTGCGATATGGATGTTGATATACTGAGATATAATAAAGAAGGAGTTGTTCCAAAACCGAAAAGATGTTTACAGTTGAGAATGCAACAAGAAGTAAAAATTTTACCAGCGCCAATCGACCATGAAAAAACAAGGAGAATTAAGCAATGCAAAAATACTACACAGGAATAGGATCAAGGTTAACTCCTAAACAGATTCGTTTTCAAATGTTTGCTGTTGCTTCTCTTCTTGCTGAGAAAGATTTTGTTTTGAGATCAGGCGGAGCAGACGGAGCAGATGAAACATTTGAAATGGGATGCATATCGAAGCAAGGCAAAAAAGAAATATATATACCATGGACTGGGTTTAATGGCCGAAAAGACAACGGGATTTTTACACCAAATTATATCAACGATATTGTTCTAACCAATATCAAGGATACTCTCCAGTGGAAGGCGGCTGATCTGGCAGAAGCAGTCCATCCGAGATGGAAAGAATTAGCCCCAAGAGTAAAAAGATTACATACGAGAAATGTATTCCAAGTCCTTGGGCAAGACTTGGAATCAAAAAGTGATTTTCTCATTTGCTGGACACCGAATGGAAAAGTATTGGGTGGAACTGCTACAGCAATTAGAATTGCGCAACGATATAATGCCCGTGTTTTTAATTTGGCGATTCCTTTTGAGCAGTTGGAGTTGAGAACTTTTATAAAAAAGATTTAATTTTCTATAATTTTTCATTATAATATGAAGAGGGATTAATTATGACTGACAAAGATTATGATGGGATGATAACCGAGATCAAAGCTGGAATGTCATTGACTAATAAATCACCACAAGACAGAGTATATAATCAGGCTTGTTTAAGAGCCATTTCCATTATAGAGAAATACAAGAAAGGGAAGGGGTTGTTTCAAAAAAAATGATAACTCAATTAAAAACTGGAGCATATTTAGACCGGCATTATTATAGTTTCATGATTTCTTTTAGTGCTCTTTGTTTTACTTTCGACAGGCCATTTAAAGAAATCGAATTGGAATGGGAACAACATAATTGTAAAAGGGTCTTAAAAATCACATACTACTTTAACAAGTACGAATATAAAGTAAAGGAGAATTAATGTTTACAAAACCTGAAATAGTAATCGATGGATTAAAGATTAAAAGCCCTTGCGCAGAATGTATCTTTCATATTCAAGCAATTCCTAAAAACAATTGTGAAGCATGTAAAGTTTGTACTGCAAGGGTAGAATATGATGAGGTCGTTTCTATCCAGTGGGCCGTTGTCCCTTGGATCTCTTCTGCCGATTTTAAAAAATTAGCTCTTATGAAACTTAAACAAAAAGAAAATAATCGTATGGCGGTATTCTCATAATGCCAGTAGCCTCCCGATATAAACCACCGGACAGTAAACTTGAGCGCCGGATTATAACCGCCATGATAATATCTTCTGATTATCTCAAACAGGTTCATGGTATTTATCGTCCAGAGTCTTTAAAAACTAACTTTACTAAAACTATTGCAGCTTGGTGTATTGAATATTGGGAGGAGTATAAGGAGGCTCCAGCCCAACATATTCAAGATATTTTTCATAACAAAACCAAAAATAATTTCGCGGCAGATCAGACAGAAGATATCAGTGAATTTTTAACAGAGATATCTGAAGAGTATGAAACAGCTGAACAATTAAATGTTGAGTATCTTCTAAGGCAAACGGAAATACATTTTAGACTAAATGTTTTAGATCACTTAAGAGTTGAACTTGGTAAAGCTATAATTTCTGGAGATGTTGAATTAGGAGAATCCAAGGTTAAAGGATTTGAAAGAACCGTTCGGCAACAAACAGAAGGAATTGATATTTTCAGAGACAGAGACGCCGTTGTAACCACTTTCTCTGAGGAGGTGACCGGAGATAAATTGATTCGATTCCCGGGCCATCTCGGGGCTGTTATCGGTGATCTCGAAAGGGAATATCTTGTAGCCTATCTTGGTAATACCGGGGTTGGTAAATCTTGGTGGATGTTGCAATCTGGTTGGTGGTTTGTCATGGCTGGATATAATGTGTTGTATGTTTCATTTGAAATGTCTCTCCCCCAAGTAACAACAAGAACTTATCAATGGTCAACAGGTAGGCCAAAACGAACAGGCAATATTTTATTACCTCAATGGGATTGTGTAAGTAACCAAACCGGAAAATGTCATTTTGATTTTAGATCATGCAAATCACAAATAGTAGATGCAAAAGGAAAGTATCTACATCCCAATGCCTACCCAGACGATTATAAACCCTGTCAAGCCTGTAAAGAAATCGATAAAAGAAGAATAGACTATGAACCAGCATCTTTCCTTCAATTGGAAAAAAGAGAGGGATTGAATCTTGAACGCGGTATTAAAATGAGGAATCTGTTTGATAGGGCTCAAAAAAGGGCCGGCGTTTTTGATTTTATCAGATGGCCGGCAAGACAGAAATCAATCGATGATTTGAGGCTACATTTATCTAACGTAGAAGATTATCAAGGAAAAATTTATGATGTAATTATTACTGATTATGCATCCAAGATGAGACCAAATCAATTTTATAAAGAAAAAAGATGGGGTATTGAGGAAGTATTTCAAGATCATAAAGCACTTGCTCAAGAAAAAAATTGCCTTGTTATAACCGGCCATCAGGGAAATACAGTCAGAGACGACAAAGATTTGGGTAGAGGATCATGGCAAGAATCGATTACAGGATTGAATGAACTGGACATTGGAATTATTATTAACCAAAAACAACAAGAAAAATCTTCTGGTTGGTCTGAGAAGTCTGCTGGCCTTTATAGATTAAGCATGGGAAAAATGAGGGATGAGGATTTTAATCCCAATGCGCAAGTGTATATTTTATCTTGCTTAGGGATTGGAAAACCATATTTGGATTCATATCGAAAATAGAAGAGGGTTTAAAACTATGTCTGATAACGCACAAGAATGCCCATGCAAAGAATGTGAGCATTTAAAGACAGACAAAGAACCGACAGACAGCATTTGTTATAATTGTGACAAGAGAATAATATATGATCTGTCGTTAACTGACCCTCGATTGATACCTGAATTTCTTCTTGAAGACATAACAAGGATAGGTGAACTAAAAGAAGTTGATTTAAAAGATCCTAAAGAGAAAAAACCACCTACTCCAACATGGCAGATAAATAAAAAACTTGATAGGTTGGCCGCCGAAGACGGATTCAGTGATGGATATTTGCCTTGGTTAAAATATTTATATGACGTTCAAGGAATGAGTATGCAAGAGATTGCTGATTTGTGTGAACTAGAATATACAATTATCAGGACAAGATTGAAATCTGACACAGAAATATATGGTTCAAGACCATGGGTTAATGAAGATAGGTATTGTCAATTACCAAAATGTAATAAATTGTTGGTCAGAAAAAGATACAAACCAACCCGTCTAAAAAGATTAGGTAAATTGGAAGCAAACAAAACTTTTTTAAACAGAAAATACTGTAACCGTAAATGTTCTGCTATTCATCG